GGAGCCACGCAACCGTTGCCGCTTCGATACCAGAACACACCGACAGGTACTTCACGATGCAATCACCCACCCGCACAGCATCCCAATAAAAAACATCACCACGCACACCACAATCTCACCCATCAGCGCCTCGCGCTGGCGTAGTTCAAACTCCTCGCTCATCCGATCCATCTTGTCTTCCAGCTTCCGAATCTGCGCTCGCAGCCGGTCTTGTGAGTACTCCATGTTCACCAGTAAAACCCTCCCGTGCGCCGGCGCGAGCACGCCCAGTTCGGCGGCGGTACGTGATTCCAGTCAAGTTTCGCCTTGTTCTTTAGTCTTCGTATCAATCGGTTCAACCAGTTCATTTGGATCAGTCCTCGCTAGTTGGCTCTCGAGTGAGCGTATTTCTCTTTGCTTCTCGCGGATCAACTCCCAAATACGTTCGACTTTCCGTTGGCGTCGGCTTCCAACGCCCAGCCGTCCATCGCCCGGTGCTCCGTCCCTCTTCGATTCCATCGCTTAACTCCCGTATCAGTTTGCGAGCGTGTAACAACCGCATCCGCTCGCTCTTGCGCTCCATCCATCGCAGCACCTCCTCCACGCGAGGCGCTCGCGTCGTGCTCAAGCGCATGAAGTGACACCGCCCACGGTGCTCCGTATGACATCGAGGACAGACCACCAACTTCTTCGGCGCCAGCCCCCAACGCTCGCGAAAGTCGTTCATTCGTACGACAACTCCCACTGCCTCGCCTGCTCGTCATCGTGCGCGTTCATATCCCGCGTGAATCGCACCGCATCCTCAATCTGAATCAGCGCGTCAATAGACTTCCCACCCACGTTCCAAATCTTCATCTGATCAAGCGGAATGTCTTGGCACTTCCAGTCATATACCGTCGCCACCACATCCCCCTCTTCAGTGTCAAACAACACCACCCACTCCGCCCGCGTGTTGTCATCCGCTGCCGTCAGCGGCTTACCAAACGTCTGGCGCAGCTCCTCGTAAGTCGCCTCCACCAAACCCACAAAGTGAGTGCCGTTCGCTACCCGAAAATTATTCATCACCTGGTACATTGCTCTCTCCTAAAAGTAAGCAGATAAATTCACCAGTCCCAACCAATAATACCCAACCGGCTTGAGTAGTCAATCCCAATTTGGGATCACCTACTGCGGTGTCAGTTGCAAGCACCGCTGCGAAACCATCAGCGCCGTCTTCCCGCCCGCTCGCGGGTACACCAGAAAATGCTGGCTGAAGGTGTTGCTCAATAACACAGAAGCATTCGCGACCCCCTTCTCAATGCCCTCAAAATCGTCCAGCACAATCAGCGCGTCGGGGTTCAACTTCTTCATCAACCCCGCATCTTGGTGGCTCAAGCGCCCGTCGATGTAAAACATGTCCACGCTGACGGCTGCGGAGTACAACTCCTCAAACATCTGCGTCGAGGTCGTCTTCGGGTGCTGGACTACCTTCGCCCCGTATACCGGCCCGATCTGAATGGCGTTCGATGAGTCGCACGTATAAATCGTCAAGTGATCCTCGCCCCTCGAGAGATTCCCCGCAGCCATTGCTCGCGTGCTCCGCCCGATATACGTCCCCACCTCCGCAATTACCGAAGGCTCGAAATACTCCACGATTGCTCGCAGCTCCGCCGCATCCTGCGAATTGATCGACCCCGTGCGGTACTCCGCCTGCTCGACCAACTTGCCCTCGCTCGCGCCAGAGTAGTAAGTCCGAATCCCCTCCGGTGCAATCGCTGCCCAGACTGCCGGTGAAAGTGTCATCCGGTTCATGCGTAACGAGTTCATTCGTCATCCTCCATCTCGAAATTAGTTGACTCGCACTCCGGGCATACATGCCCCTCAAAAGTCGTGATCCACTCGCCACCAATCCCGTAGTCCGCGTACTCGCGCTCATCGATATACAGCGGCTCTTGAAACCTGGCATCGCACTTCTTACACACGTACGTTGCCGGCCCGAATAGGCGGCGTCTCAAGTCGTCTTGCAGTTGTCTCATTGGAGTACCCTCTCTGCGCGTCTCTTGGCGTTGATCTTCGCTGCCCGAATGTCGTCCACATGCATGCCCTCTGCCAGCTCCATCGCGAGCGCAATCGCTCGCTCCGCATGCGCGTCTGACGGTGCCGTGATGGCCAGAAACAGCGCGAGGGTCAGTGCCTCGCGAGGGGTTTTGGGTTGTCTCATGGCTGCTCTCCCGTTGCCTTGGCGATGGCGGCAAATCCGGCGTCAATGCGGCGGTTCCATTCATCAGAATCACCATAGACGTTGCCATTCACGATGGCTTGCAGGGCGGCGAGTAGGTCTGGGGCGGCTGCGATCAGACGGGCGTTCGCAGCATCCTCGGCATCGTTCCAGCCGAGAGTCACGCGGCAGATCGAGTACAGCGTCGTACCGCCCTGCTCCAACCGCGTACGGCCCGTGTCCGCAAACACGCTGCCCTCGCCGTTCCCCGCGCCAATGTGCCACGGGCCCTTTGTGTACTTGTTCATGCGGCCTCCGAAAGGTTGATGCCGTAGGTGCTGCTGATCGTGCGTATCAGAATGCTGACGCATTTCGCATCTTGATATCGCTCATGCATTTCGCTGTTGAATACCAGCAGCGGAATCGCTGCCTCGCAATCTTCTTCCCACCACTGCGGCTTCGGTGCGTAGGCTTTGATCTTGCGCGTCCACGCCGGCATGTCCGCAGCCCGTTCGGGAGACAGCCAGATGCCCCCGTGCGAGGCGGTGCTGACTTTGTGGATGCCATCCGCAAGGCGCTCAACGTGATCAACCGCACCCCACGGTGAGGGATCGTTGCGTCGAGGCGGTGTCGGGTTCAGTTCGTTCGGGTTCATGGTTCGTGTGCTCCGGTTCAGTGTTCAGTTTTCAATCGACGGAGGGAGTGTTGCACAAGCGGGTTGCGCATGTCAACACCCCCTTGCCGGTGGGGTTAGGCAGTCGCGGCTGGGTTCAGTGCCTTGTGCAGTTTTTCCCGGTGTTCTGCGTTTTTTAACTGCGATTCCAGGCTCGCGATCTTCTCCAGCAAACGCTCGATTTCGGCCTGCTTGATCCGCACTAGCGCGTCCTTCTGCGCGAGCGGGTCGCGGCTGTCTTCGGTCGCGTAGTACTTGTCGCCCACTTTCGTGGCCTTCCCCACCCCCACAAACCGTTGCAGCGACAGACGGGCGGCGCTCCGATCACCCCTCACCTCTGCCCCGAAAAGCTCCCGCGCACGGTCATGGATCTGCGCGACCGTTGCCGGCTCGTCAAATGAGACCAATGCGTCCAAGTAAATCGACTTTGCTGTCATATACATATCCTCGCTAAGTGTTGCACAGTGAGCACTCTTACTTGTGCTCGATGAGGGTTTTACATGCGATACATTGTCTCGTCAACTTGTTTTTAGTGCACAAGATACAACTTCACGGTGCGCGAATAACTTGTGCGGCGTGCAAAAATAACTTGTGCTGCGCCGTCGAATAACTTGTGCTGCGTGCAGATTTTAGCGAGAGCACCGCGTGTATGTAACTTGTGCACAAAAACAATTGTCACAGCGGATCTAATCAATTTTAGCAGTCCATGTAACCATTGTTTCCGTAGCCGGTTGGATTAATTTTGGGATTAGTTTTAGTAAATTTTAAAACCAAATACCGAGCGTAAGTGGTTGATATCAAAGCCGGTTTTGCTTTCAGAGGGTATTTTTTTTCAAATTTTAAAAAAACTAGGGGAAAAGAGGGGGAGGGAGGGTACAGAGGGAAACGGATAGAAAAATAAAATAAGTATATAAAAAAATTGATATATACTAGTCTTGCGCCCTTTGAAATCAATAGGTTACGAGCAGTTCCTAAACTTCGATGTAAGAGTGGGGTATAAAATTAAGGGTTCGGGTGGTTTTTGGGTATCCTAGCGGCTTGTGCATGCCCCTCTGGCTGCTGTAATTTAGGGGGCGTCGGCAGGCTATATAGCGGAGGCTGCGTAAACGTGAGCGAGAAGGCATTAGAGACGAGCAAGGCGGATACCCTTGGGGTGGGTAGCGGGTCGGGGAAGAGTCGGTATAAGGGGCTCGTAGAGCGCCAGGCGGATAAGCCCATAATGGCTATAAAAGACAATCGCAAACATCCAGACCCCGCCGTCGCGCAAACCGTCGCACAAATGGTGTTTGCAGGTATGACGCAGGAAACCATCGCAAAGGTGCTAAAGGTGGGCTTCGATACCCTGCACACGCACTACAAACACGAACTTGATACCGGACAGGCGTCGATGGTTAACGATATCGCTCAATCCCTCGCGCAGCGTGCAAAAGCTGGGAGCGACACAGCCGCCATTTTCCTTCTGAAAACACGCGGCGCGGGCAAGTTTACGGAACGTAACGGGGTAGAATTGACCGGCAAGGACGGCGGGCCAATTGAAATCGCGCAGCGCACGGAAATATTGCAGGCCGTAAATGGGCTGCTATCGAAAGGAATCACGATAGACGGCGAAGCGGAGCCGCTAGACTAAAAAAAAGGGCGGTGGGAAGTCCCGCCCCAAAGGGTTGCACACTAACCTAGTCGCCCGCGAATCAGTCCGTTTATCGCGGTTTCAATGTTGGCAAGATTGTCAGACGATGCCGTGCCAATGATCGAATCGGTCGGATCGTCACCGAAGGCGGCGGCGGATGTATACACGCACGCCAGCCAGTCGCCGGCAATCGGATAGTCCATGCCGCCGGTGTCCGTGATCACGATGTGCCGCCCGTCGTCTAGGGTGAGCGTTAGGCATCGAAAACGCCCGTCGTCATAGGTGTTGAATTGTGGGAGAGAGGCGCGGAATTCAGCCGCGCATGCTTCTGTGGTGTCTTCGATCATGGCTCTACCCTCACGCTGCTAACTGCTCGCGCACTACTTTTGCCATGCTGCGACCGTGCGCCACGTAGGCGACCACGGCAACGGACTTGTCATAACACGCGCGGCACGCTCCACACTTGCCATCGTTTTTTGCCGCATGGCATAACGTCACACTCGGCGGCAAAACATCGATTCCAGACGGTGGAATGATCGTCGAACCATGCACACCGGGAGTGTATTGACCCGTTACAGAATCCGAAGAGGGTCGAACCATCACGTTCGGAAGCGATTGCATGCGCGCGAGTACGTCCGCGAATTTCGGAAATTTGTGCATGCGAGTCGGCAACCAATGCTGCACGTGTGGTGTCGCTTGCATAACCTCGAAAATCTTTTCAGCGAGTCCGATCGCGTACATATCGCCCGAATCGAACCACCGAAAAAATCGGTCATTCCGCAATTCCGCGACCATGTCCGAGACCCATTCGGGGCGCTTCCAATCCTCGCGATTCTCCATGCGTGGGTTTTTCACATTCGGATACCGATAGTTACCGCCTACGGCATAGCAACCTGCGCATGCGGGTACGAGCGAACCATCCGCGCCAATCGCACCCGGACAAGTCTCGCGAGCGATAAGCGACCATGAGCGCACGCCGTCAAGTTTAGATGTCACGGATATTCTGATCATGTGTGCTAGTTCCTCGTTCAGATTTTTTTAAAGTTTTGCCGCTAGTGATTCCAGATCGGAGATCACACTCTGGCGAACC